ATTCAAATGGTGAAATTATCGATACTACAGTAACTTCTGGAGGCACCGGATACACGTATGGGATCGTCGATTTGGGTCCTCTACAACCCGGAAGCACTATCAGTAACCCCGCAAAATTAATCCCTATTATACCGCCTTCTAGAGGGCACGGATTTGATTTATACAAAGAATTGGGTGCCGATAGAGTAATGATATATGCAAGATTTGATGATTCTACTAGAGATTTTCCAACCAATACAAAATTTTGCCAAATAGGAATCTTAAAAAATCCCACAACATTTATATCTACAGAAACTTTTAGCGGTGGTGAGTTTTCAGGTTTTTACCTGAAGTTGGTGAAAAAATTAATCAGACGGTTTCTACTGGCATTGCTGTTGGTTATGTTGCATCATATGATTCTGATACAAAAGTTCTAAAATACTTTAGAGACAGATCTTTGTATTATGGTCCAACACATGACCAAACTGATTATGTTGGTATTTCAACAGAAGCAAAGGCAAATATTGATTTCAGTGCCTCTGGAGGAAATGTAGTTGGTGAAACAAGTGGTTTTTCTGGACAAATATCTTCCTTTTCTGGAATCACAACTACGGTAAATAATTCAATTATTAATCTTGGAGTAACATTTACAAATGGTCTTGCAAATCCTGAAATAAATAAAAAAACAGGAGATGTAATTTATATTGACAATAGACCTCTTGTATCTCGTAATGTTAGACAAAAAGAAGACATTAAAATTATCCTGGAATTCTAACCAATGGCACAAAAAACAAATTTAAATGTAAGTCCTTACTTTGATGATTTTGACGCCGAAAAGAACTTTTATAAAGTTCTTTTTAATCCAGGAAGACCTGTTCAAGCAAGAGAATTAAATAATATTCAGTCAATTTTACAAAATCAGGTTGAATCTTTTGGTAGTCATATTTTTAAAGAGGGATCTGTAGTAATTCCTGGTAACTTAACATATGATCCACAATTCAATGCAGTTAAGTTAAATCCTACCAACTTTGGTGTAAATATCTCATTATATGTCAATCAATTTGTAGGCAAAAAAGTTACAGGACAAATTTCTGGTGTAACAGGAGTTATTCAAAAAATTGAAATACCAGATTCTGTTAATAATTTAGAATATATCACTTTATATGTGAAATATATTGATTCTGGAGAAAATTTTACAATTACTCCATTCCAAGATGGTGAGTCTTTATTTGCTAGTGAGAATGTAGTTTATGGAAATACAACTATTGTATCTGGCAATCCATTCGCATCATTAATTTCTACTGATGCAACTGCTATTGGGTCTGCAGTTTCTATTGATACTGGAATTTATTTTGTAAGAGGAACTTTTGTAAATGTTTCCAAGCAAACTATTATCCTAGATTATTATACAAACACTCCATCATATAGAGTGGGTCTTAAAGTATCTGAAGAAATTGTAACTGCTAAAGAAGATTCTTCTTTATATGATAATGCGAAAGGATTTACAAATTATGCTGCCCCTGGTGCAGATAGATTTAAAATAGGATTAACACTAACTAAAAAAACAATTGATAGTGTTGATACCGATGTAGATTTTATCGAACTTCTTAGGTTAGATGCTGGGCAGGTTAAAAAATTAAACACAAATACAGAATATTCATTAATAAAAGACTATCTAGCGCAAAGAACTTTTGACGAATCAGGAAACTATTCAGTATCTCCTTTTAAAATTTCTTTACATGATTCTCTAAATGATAGACTTGGAAATAATGGTCTATTTTTCAAAGATCAAAAAACTGAAAATGGAAATACACCTTCAGATGATTTAATGTGCATAAAATTATCTCCAGGTAAAGCATATGTGAGAGGATATGATATTGAAAAGGTTTCTACTACTATTCTAGATATACCGAAACCCAGAGAAACCCAAAATGTAAGAGATGTAAGCATCCCATTCGAAATGGGAAGTCTATTAAGAGTCAATAATATAACTGGATCACCAAAGCAAAATGAATCTGTAGAACTTCACTCAGTTAGAAGAAGTGCATCAGGAAATCCAAGCTCAACAACTAAAATTGGAGACGCAAGAGTCTATAATTTTAGATTGACTGATGCAGCGTATTCATCAGCAACTACAAATTGGGATTTATACTTATACGATATTCAAACTTATACAACATTAATCCTAAATCAAGCATTATCGCAATCACAATTGCCTGCAACTTCATATATTAAAGGAAAAAGTAGCGGTGCAAGTGGGTATGTAGTGACCGCTGGAGATGGTACAACTACAGTTAATGTCAGACAAACTTCTGGAACCTTTATAAAGGGAGAGCAAATAATTATTAATGGTTTGGAGTTATATCCAAGATCAATTGCCAATATCACCGTTTATAATAGCGAAGATATTAAACAAGTTTACCAATCTACTTCAGTTTCTGGATTTACCACATCCTTTATGGGAGATTCAGTTTTATCGAAACAACTTCCCATTGGTTTTAATGCTGCAGACACTATTAATATCACTGCAGGTGGTGTTGTAACTTCTCCTGGAAAATTTTTCAATACAATTAAACCAGGAAGTATTATTAGATATCAAACTTCAACTGGTTCGGTAGAAAACTTTAATAGAGTAACTAGTATTAGTCTAACTGGTGACTCTATGACAGTTGTAGGCGTTGCAACTGTTACTGGAGTTTGTAATGGTGCAATTGGGGTTTCGACAAACGTATCGTTTAGTATTGGTGCTCCAACAATTAGGAATCTTGAAAAGGGATTTTTATACGCAGAAGTACCAAACTCCAATTTATCATCTATTGATTTAAATGATTCAATTTTAACATTTAGTGCTCAATCAACAAGTGCAAAATCTTCAAGTAGTCCAATTGTCTTATCCGTATCTGATTTTTCGTTACCATCTGGATTAACAACTGCCCTGTTCCAAGGATTTGATGAAGAGCGTTATTCGGTACATTACACTGATGGCACTACACAAGCATTAACATCGGATCAATTTTCACTATCAAATAATCAGGTTACTCTATCAAATCTTACCTCTGGAAAAACCACATCTTCCATTAATGCAACATTTATAAAAAATGGAGTGCAGAGTAAAGAAAAACAATATAATAGAAGTCAAACAATTAACGTAATTCATTCAAAGTACCCAGAGTCTGGCACTGGGATTAGTACTTCCATTAACGATGGTCTCGCATATAATCCATATTATGGATTGAGAGTTCAGGATGAAGAAATTTCTATTAATTATCCAGATGTTGCAAAAGTTTTGGCAGTTTATGAATCCTTAAACACTTCTAATCCTTCCTTAGACACTATTTCTTTTAGTAGTGTATTGAATATTGGTGGAAATGCAATTATTGGTGAAAACATTATTGGATCTGAAAGTGGTTGTGTAGCTAGAGTTGTAACAAGATCCACAAATAGTGTGGGTGTTGTATTCCTGAATTCAAATCGATTCCTTACAAATGAAAATGTTACCTTTGAAGAATCAAATATTGTAGGTGAAATTGATTCTATTACTTTAGGAAGTTATAATGATATAACTAACAGATTTAAATTAGATAAAGGGCAAAAGGAGCAATATTATGATTACTCCAGAATTGTAAGAAATGAAGGGGAAACAGAACCATCTAGAAGAATATTAATTGTTTTTGATTACTTTAGTGTACCTACTACTGATAATGGCGATGTATTTACTGTTTTAAGTTATAATAAAGAACAATTTGCTGATGATGTTCCTTTAATTGGTGCTAGAAATATAAGAGCTTCAGATACCCTTGATTTTAGACCTCGCGTATCAGTATTCTCAGGATCTAACGCTTCACCGTTTGATTTTTCAAATAGAAACTTTAGTTCTTCAATTAAGTTAAATCTAACACCAAATGAAAGTACTATAATTGGTTATGATTACTATATTGGAAGAATAGATAAAGTCTATTTGGATAAAAACGGAGAATTTGTATATATTCAGGGTAACTCTTCATCTAATCCAAAATCACCAGTAAAAATTGATGACGTAATGGAGATTGCTACAATCAATCTCCCACCATATCTTTATACTCCAAAGAGTGCAACACTATCTTTGGTTGATAATAGAAGATATACAATGAGAGACATTGGTCTCATTGAGAATCGAGTTAAAAATCTAGAAAGAGTAACATCATTAACGCTTTTAGAATTAAGCACACAAACTCTTCAAATACAAGATTCTCAGGGATTTAATAGATTTAAAACTGGATTTTTTGTAGATGATTTTAAAGATTATGAAAGAGTCAATTTAAATTTCTCACTTCTAGAAATAGATCCTGAATTGCAGGAAATGAGACCAATTATTGCTCGCAATAGTCTTAAAAATTACCTTGCACCATCACTCAATACAATTGATGAAGAAGTAGATTTATCAACTAATTATGCTCTGATAGATTCCAATGTGCAAAAGACAGGAAGCACTGTAACTCTTAAATACACTTCCGAAAAGTGGATTAATCAACCACTTGCAACACAGGTAGAAAATGTTAACCCATTCCACGTTATTTCATATAAAGGATCTATTAAATTATCTCCAGATAGGGATAATTGGGTTAGAACTGTACAATTACCAAATAAAACAATATCAGTAACCGACTTTGTTTTAGTTGAAAGGGATAGAACTGTTTTAGGTGATAGAACAGTTCGAATTGATAATGGTGCCAATGCAAGTAGAACTGAACTTTCAACTGAATTCTCTCAAACTGTAACTGAAACTAGCAGTTCATCTACTAGAAGCACTAGTTCTACAAGATTGGTAGAAGCACGTGCAGAAGAGTATATGAGGTCTAGAAATACTGAGTTTTCAATTACTAGTTTGAAACCTTATACTAGATATTATCAATTTTTAGATGGAAATGGATCTGTAGATTTTATTCCAAAACTAATTGAAATTGCTAATAGTGAGTCATTAGAAAATTATGGTGCATCATCCGCATTTACTATTGGAGAGACTGTAATTGGTTATGATAATCAAAACAATAAGATAATTAGTTTTAGAGTGGCAATGCCATCTCATAAAATTGGTCCATTCAATTCCCCAACAACTAAATTTACAACAAATCCATATTTTAGAACAGAATCAATTCCCGATGCATATAGTGCTTCATCAAAGATATTAAATCTTGACACATATTCTATATCAGAAGAGGCGCAAGGTCTTTATTCTGGATATTTGGTAAGGGGTGCAAAACTTGTTGGTCAAACAAGTGGTGCTGTAGCATATGTAAAAGATCTCAGATTGATATCTGATAACTATGGAGACTTAATTGGTTCTTTCTTTATTAGAGACCCCAATACTAATCCAGCTCCAGATGTAAGAATTAATACCGGAACCAAAACATATAAAATTACATCAAGTCCAACAAATGAAGTTGCTGTTGCTGGAAGCACTACAATTTCATCTGCCGAAACAAACTATATTTCGGATGGAACTCTAGAATTATATGAAACTACAATTACAAATACAACAACAGTAACAAATACTCGTTTAACCACTACAAATATAACAAGAGTAACAACTAATTTTGAACAAACACAGTTTCCTCAACAGGACAGAGGTGGTGGAAAAGATCCACTTGCTCAAACCTTTACAGTTGACCAAGATGGTGGATTTTTAACTGAAGTAGACTTATACTTCTACAAAAAAGATAGTGGAAATAATCCTCTTACAGTCGAAGTAAGAACTGTTGAGTTAGGCACACCTACAACAATAGTAGTTGGAAATCCAGTTACTCTTAGACCAGATCAGATTCAAACTTCAGATGATGCAACAGCGGTAACAAAGGCAGTATTTGATTATCCAATTTATTTGGCTCCTGGTTTAGAGTATGCAATTGTACTGCTAGCCCCAGAAAGTATTGAATATGAAGTCTTCATTGCTGAAATGGGTAAGAAAACAATTCAATCAAGAAATCTTCCAGATTCTGAAGCAGTTGTATATACTCAACAGTTTGCTATGGGAAGTCTGTTTAAATCTCAAAATGGATCTATTTGGACTGCAGATCAATATCAAGATATGAAATTTACTCTGTATAGGGCAAATTTTGTTACTAACACTCCTGCTACTGCATTTTTCTATAATCCAACACTCAATGAAAGTAACGGATATATTGCAAATCTTCAAAATAATCCCCTTACCGCATTTCCAAGAAAACTGAGTGTTGGAATTACGACTGTAACAAACTCAACTATGGTAGGAATTCTAACTACCGGAAGAAAAATTAGTGAAAGTGCAAAAACATACAATTATGGATATATTGTAGGTACTGGTTGCTCAGTTTCGTCTGTCGGTCTTACAACGGCAGGATCAAATTATGTATCAGATACTAATGTGTCAACATATAATATTATCGGAAGTGGTTCTGGACTCACACTAAACATAACAGCATCTGCTGGATCTATTACTGCTGCCTCTATTGTAAATCCAGGTAATGGATATGCAGTTGGTGATGTTGTAGGTATCGTAACTTCTTCTGTTTCAAGTAATAGTGGTAGAAACGCTAGAATTACAATTACTGGTAATAATAATGGTATTGACACATTATATCTAAGTAATGTACAAGGTGATTCATTTACTTCAGACGGAACTGCAAATCTAGTTTATTTTGATTCCTCTAATAATTCAGTTTCTCTAGGAAATACATATATTAATAATTCCACTCCTGTAGGATCAGTTTATAGTGGAAATTTTGTTAAGGTAAATCATTTTAATCATGGAATGTATGCAGCAAACAACAAAGTTGCAATTAGTGGTGTTGCACCAAATACAGCACCAACAACACTTTCTCAATCTACTACATCTTCTTCCACATCAATTTCAGTTGCCAGCACTTCAAACTTTACAACTTTTGAAGGTAAATTGGTAAATGGAACTAATCCTGGATATGCAATCATCGAAAATGAAATTATTAAGTATGAGAGTATTGGATCTGGAACTTTGGAGACTGTGACTAGAGGACAATCCTCAACTCTCGCACTTCCTCATTCCGTCAATGTCCCAGTATACAAGTATGAATTTAATGGCATTTCTCTACAGAGAATTAATACAACTCATGATATTAGTGATACTGGATTAGATATTGATAATTATTACATTGAAATTAATAGATCTTCTAATGGTGTTGACAGAAGTGTTGATAATACACCGACAGGGTATCCACAATTATCATTCTCATCAGAAATAACTTCTGGAGGATCTAAGGTGTTTGCTTCGGAGAATATTCAATATGATGCAATAATTCCATTCTATGATGCAGCAACACCTACTTCAGCAACTTCATTGTCTGCTAAGATTAGATCAGTTAGTGGAACTAGCATCAGTGGTAATGAGGTTTCTTTCCAGGATTTGGGTTATGAGGATATTCAAATAAATTCATTGAATACACTTTCTTCATCAAGAATTGTTGCATCTAAGGTAAATGAAGATACATTCTTAACTGCCCTGCCAAGAAACAAGTCATTTACAACGGCATTGACATTGACATCAACTAATAAGTATGTTTCTCCTCAAATTTTCTTAGATACGTCATTTACAGATTTCCATAGCAATAGAATTAATTCTCCAATATACAATTATCAACAAGATGGTAGAGTCAATTCTATTCTCGATGATCCGCACGCAGCGATTTACATTTCAAATACAGTAAGACTGTCTCAACCAGCAACTTCATTAAAGATAATTCTTTCTGCATACAGACATTTTTCTGCAGACTTTAGAGTTCTCTACAGTCTAATAAGAGCAGATTCTAGCGAAGTTGAGCAATCTTTTGAATTATTCCCAGGATATGATAATTTAACAGTGGATAATAATAATGATGGATATCCAGATGTTATTGATCCTGCCAATAATAGTGGTCTTCCTGACGTTTTTGTTCCTGCAAGCAACCAAAATCAATTCCTAGAGTATGAATTTTCTGCAAATAATCTTGGACAATTTAGTGGATTTACAATTAAAATTGTAATGTCATCTACAAATCAAGCTTATCCGCCAAGATTTAAAGATTTGAGGAGCATTGCTATTAGATGATGATACCAGTAAAGGGACACCCAAATTTATACAGAGACGAAAATTCTGGAGCAATTATAAACTGCGACAATAATGCATATAATCAATATGTAAATAGTTTGAGTAATAGAGAGTCGCAAAAAAATGAATTGAATAAAATTAAACAAGATATAGATGAAATCAAAACTTTATTAAAGGAGATAATCAATGGATCCAAATGAAATTACTCTAGATACTAT